ACCAGCAAAGATTGCTGGAGCGCCGTCCCATTTAACTGTCATGTTTACAGATGAACGTGATGCACCTGCCAACATATCTCTAAGGGAACGTACAAAGTTAATTGCAGCTCTACCGCCCGGCACACCAAAGTTAAGTATCTCATCTTCGATATGTTCTAGATGTAGGTTCTTACCACCCTTATCTTCGTTTAAATGTTGTGAGAACGAAATCATTTAGCAAGTCCGTTATATTTAATAGCAAGTCCAGTAGGGAATTGCCCAAGTTTCTTTTTACCAGCATGTCCAGATTTGTTTGAACGTATTGACATATTCATTGTAAGGCTATCATCTCCAGATTGCAAGATAATAAACCAATTTTGTTTAGACTTTGGTGATACAACTGCTTTCACAAATTTAACTTGTGGTAGGAATACACCTACTGCATCTCTGTCTGTTACTTCTTCATATGTATTTCCAACTGCTTTAATAACAATTGTAGGAACATCTGGAGCATCTCTTAAAATTTCTTCTTTAATATATTTAAGTGTTGCATTCTTATTTTTATTAAATAAATCAACAGTACCTTTTCTCATAATCTCAAGCATGCTATCGTAATCTTTTTCGTAAGCACGATTGTTTGCCTTATCATAATCTTTTAAAGTTTTCTCTGTTGTTCTTCTATCTTTGTGTCTACCATTTATACCACCATCAAAACTATCAAGTGGAGGCATACCGCCAATCTTAGAATATACTTGAGCGTATGCAGTACTTCTTAATTGGTCTAACAGTTTAGTTTGTCCCATTGCTGTAAACACTGGTCTAACATATGTGTTGAGTTGTGGTTCAGATGTTTTCTTACCACCAGCCTTTAAACTAACACCTAGAATTTTGTTGTCTTGGTATTTAATAAACATATCGCCTGGATGTGTTTTAGGAACACCAGCAGGTTTTGCACGATATCCCCAATATACATTTTTGATTTGCTTATCGTTATGTTGGTCTTTGATGAATTGTAATATCGCAATTGCGTTATTCATCTTGTCATCAAACTTAGTTGAGGTATCTGCTTTGTTAATTGTTTCTCTTGCAGCAACTGTATCTTTAGAATCGACACATGCAAGTTTTCGGGTATCAACAGTCAATAACCATTGATGAAAGTCTTGAATATTTGAGGGAGTGTAGTTTAATTCAAATGCGATGCATGGGAATAGTTCAGTGATACTTGAGTTGAGTGTTGTTTCACCCATACCACCAGCCATAGGTTTGACTTCAATTCTGAACGCCTTATCATCAAAAGTACCATCAATAGGGTCAACGCTCGATGAAGAAGTATCTGAAAGTTTTGCATCAATACCAGACTGACGCAATCTTCTTAATATCTCATCTCTATCTGCGTCCCTATCACTGGAACGTACCCGATAAACAGTTCTCTTACTTGAAGATGCTTTTGAGTTTACCTCAAATTCATATCCATCAAAAAAGTCAGACGGAAGTGTCTCTTCGTGTAATGCCTGTTCATCAAGATTAATATAACTCTTGAATCCTTGCATTTATCAATTTCTCCATTTGCACAAATATTATTACACTTCTATTTATAATATATAAATGTTAGGAAGTCAAGATAAATTACACCTTTATATCGTTAAACTTGTCATATCTGGCAGATATAGGCGATTTATCAAACGCTGGTGTGTCATTCTGTCCACTATCAACGATATCATATTGTGCTTCCTGTTCTACATCATACAGTTTCATTCTTGATCTGTCAATACCCACAACAAATCTTTTGTTTGCGCCTGGGTCATTATAACGATTCTTCAACTGTTTTACCATTATCTGTCCAAGTTGTTCTAACTCATCAGTGGTAATTAATGCAAACATCAAGTCAGCAGTTGCAGGCAATCCAAATGATTCTGAAGTATCTTCAAGTCCAACATCAGAACTATTAAATCCACCACGAGTTGTTTGTGTTGCAGACATAATAGGTACATTACATTCAACTGCAAGTCCTCTTAGTTCTTCTGCAATCGCTTTGATATAGAAGTAAGAACCAACATTCGCATTACCTTTAAAACGAGATGAACCACAAATGTTCAAATAGTCAATAAAGATGACATCTGGTTTGAATGATTTCTTTAGTGCAAGTTCTTTAATTAGTGAACGAAAATGTCCACTGTGAGCAGATGCAGTTGGATATTCCTTAATAATAAGTTTACCATTTGTTTTACTTTGAATTTTAGATAGTCTATCTGTGAACATCTTTTTAGGTAATTCTTTCAAATCATCCATAGTAATATTCATTAAGTTTGCATCAATACGTTCTGCAATCTTTTCTTCTGCCATCTCCAAAGTAATGTACAATACATTTTTACCTTGCATCAAAGTAGATGATGCCATGTGACACATAAACAAAGATTTACCAACACCTGTACCAGCAAGTGCAATATTTAATGTCTTTTGTGGAATACCACCATTAGTAATTCTATTAAAGTAATCTAAATCAAACGCAAGTTTCTCTTCTTTCTTATGATAGAATTCATATCTCTCCTCTGCATCATCAACGTAATCGTGTCCAATGTGAGAATCGAATGCAACTGATAATGCGTCAGTAAGAATACTAGGAATAGCTTCTGGAGTATGTTCTTTATCTTTACCTTCGATGATTTGAATACCGTTGAGAATTGCATTGTATACTGCTTTGTCCTTACAGAACTTCTCTGTAGTTTCTACTAACCAGCTCATGTCAACCTCAGCATCAACCAAGGTTTCGATAATCTGTGTTACCTTTTTAAATTGTTCATCATTGATATCTTTACGTCCATCAACTTCAATAGATAACGCTTCCTTAGTAGGTCTATTATTATACTTTTCAACAAATTTAGTAATCTCTTCAAATACAATTCTCTCTTCTGGATTGGAAAAGTATTCTGGTTTTAGAAATGGCAAAACCTTACGAGTGTAAGGTTCATTAAAAATCAGATTACTGAGAGTTGTTTTTTCTATCGTTTGTGTTGACATATTGTAAATCTTCTCCATCTATTTGTTTTCTTATGATATCTTCTAATATCTTGCCTGCAAGTTCAAAGAAGTCATCTTTAATACTTTCTTTTGGTAGTCCATTAGAGTCTAACATATCCCACTCAAATTGTAAAGAGGCTTCTGTTTTTTCTTCGTTCTCAATGACTTTAACTTTACCGTAACTGTATACAACTCCTTGATATTTCCCTGCCTTATCTGTAAGTCCGATGGCAGTCCACTTCTTATCTTTATTTTCTACATAAGTATACATTTCACTAATATCAGACATAGTGTAAATAACTCCCTATAATATATTTTGGTTTATCTATTGGTTTTCTTCCAGCATGTAAATGTGTCCATGTTGGTGGAAACATAACCATCCTACCAGAAACAGGTTGTACCGAAACATCGTATTGTGGAAAGTCTGTATGCCCACCTTTATTATAATCAAGATATAAAAAGAATACTAGAAACCTTTTTGCACTATCCTTATTCCCAACATCAACGTGGTCATCAAACTCATCAATGTCATTTGGTAAGTATCGTTTCATACGAAACTGCTCAAATGCAAATTGTTCTGGGAACATCTTATCAGTAATATTACAGTCTTTCATATACCTTTCGATATACATGAAGAACCTTTCACTTAACTTATCAGCAAAAGGTTTCCATTCTTGGTGATGTTGTAATGTCACCTGTTTGAAAGAACGATGTCCCTTCAATACAATTTCCTCATGTTGATGCTCTGATTCTTCAAACATTGCAATCAACTGTTGAGAAAATTCTGGGGTAATTACATCATTATATATTTGGATGAAATTATGTTGCATCAGTCTCTACGGCAACTTCTTCATCATCAACAATTACATCTTCCAATCGTGTTCCGTATTTAAACTCTTTACCAGCAACTACATCCAACTGTGCCATTATATCATCTGTAAAAAACTTCTCTGGTTGATTGTTGATTGTCTTACCAAATGTTTTTGTACCATCTGGAAGTTCAATACGAGTGGATACTGATTTGAAGATATCATACTTCAATGCAAGTTCAAGCAATCCATAGTATCTATCAAGTCCACGTTCATACATTAATCGTACATCAACCATCTTGTTTTCAACAGTTAAACGTGACTTTGCATTCTTACAGTGAATAATACTACCAACAACTTGTGTACCATCTTTTTCTTTCTTCTTAGAAAGATAGACGATAGATGATGCTGCATATTTCAATCCAGAA